AAAGAAAGAAAAAGAAGGAGAAAGCAGGAACCCATGCCCAAGGAATTGCAGCGGACATTAAAGTTAGTAACGGGACACAAAGGTACACAGTTGTTGAAGAGGCCATTAAGATGGGCTTTACGGGAATTGGAGTTGCTAACGGTTTTGTGCATGTTGACATCCGCAGTCTTGACGGTAACGAGTCTCCTGTAATGTGGTGCTACTAGCTTGGCTGATTTAAAGGTTGAGTTACTTCCTTGGCAGCAAACAGTATACAGCGACCCTACACGCTTTAAAGTTGTAGCTGCTGGTAGACGTACAGGCAAGAGTCGTCTAGCTGGCTGGGCTTTGATACTTGCTTGTCTGAATGCTAAGAAAGGTCAGGTGTTCTACGTTGCCCCTACACAGGGTCAGGCTAGGGACATTATGTGGCAGATGCTGCTTGAGCTAGGACATAGTGTTATAGCCTCTAGTCATGTCAACAACCTACAGATTAAGTTTATCAACGGTGCTTTGTTAACCCTAAAGGGTGCAGATAGACCAGAGACTATGCGAGGTGTTAGCCTCAAGTTCTTGGTTATGGACGAATACGCCGATATGAAGCCAGAGGTGTGGGAGCAAATCCTACGTCCAGCTCTTGCGGATCAGAAGGGTGATGCGATGTTCATTGGTACGCCAATGGGACGTAATCATTTCTACGACCTGTACCAGTACGCTAGTGTATCGAAGGACGATACATTTGTTGGTTACCACTTTACTAGCTTCGACAACCCACTGTTAGACCCTGAAGAGATTAGAGCTGCTGAGAAGTCTATGTCAGCCTTTAGTTTCCGTCAGGAGTTCATGGCATCCTTTGAGGCTCACGGTAGTGAACTGTTTAAAGAAGAAGATGTTAAGTTTGAAGACGAGGAGCCAGAAGATGGTGATTTCTACATTGCTGTCGATTTGGCAGGCTTTGCAGACGTACAGAAAGTCACTACCAAAACTAAGCGCCTTGACCAAACAGCTATATCTGTTGTTAAAGCGGGTGTTGAAGGCTGGTGGGTTGCTGACATTATACATGGGCGATGGGGCGTTGAAGAGACCGCACGAAAGATCTTCGGAGCGGTAGACAAGTATAAGCCTGTTGCTGTTGGTATTGAGAAGGGTGCGCTAAAGAACGCTGTGTTCCCGTACCTAAACGATCAGATGAAGAAGAATCAACGCTTCTTTAGAGTAGAAGAGCTTACTCACGGTAACAAGAAGAAAGTAGATAGAATTGTGTGGGCGTTGCAAGGACGCTTTGAACACGGCAACATCACATTAAACAAGGGCAAGTGGAATCCTCAGTTCCTCGATGAGTTGTTCCAGTTTCCTAATCCATTAGTCCACGATGACTTGATAGACTCACTAGCGTACATAGACCAGTTAGCTAAGGTTGCTTACGCTTTTGACTATGAAGAAGACGACTACGAATTCCTAGACAAATACGCAGGCTATTAACTATGCTAGAAGATAATGAAGGTTTCGCTACCGAACAACACCTAGAAGATTGGGTTATACAGAAGTGTGATGGCTGGAGAGATCACTTCGAGGCTAATTACTCACAACGCTTTGACGAGTACTATCGCCTGTGGCGTGGACAATGGTCTGCACAGGATCAAGCACGTACCTCAGAACGCTCTAAGATTATCTCTCCTGCGCTACAGCAGGCTGTTGAGTCGTCAGTAGCAGAGCTAGAAGAAGCTACCTTTGGTCGTGGTAAGTGGTTTGATATTAAAGACGACTACATGGATCAAAGTCCAGAAGACATTGTTATGCTGCGTAACCACCTTGAAGAAGACTTTAAGAAGAACAAGGTACGCAAAGGTGTAGCTGAGTGTCTAATTAATGCTGCTGTATTCGGTACAGGCATTGCTGAGATTGTTATAGAAGAAGAAAAAGAAATGGCTCCAGCCACACAGCCTGTACTGGGCGGTGAGCTAACAGCGGTTGGTGTTAACATTATCGACCGAACATGCGTTAAACTACGCCCTGTAATGCCTCAGAACTTCCTTATTGACCCAGTCGCTACTGACATTGACTCAGCTCTAGGTTGTGCTGTAGATGAGTTTGTTTCGTCTCACTCAGTAGAGATGTTACAAGAAAGCGGTGTATACCGTGATGTAGACATTGTTTCAGCTACTCCAGACTTTGACATTGAGCCTGATCAAGACCTTACTCGCTATGACGAAGACAAGGTACGTCTTACTAAGTATTATGGTCTAGTGCCACGTCACCTGCTTGAGAAAGCAATGAAGGATGACGAAGCAGAAGACGAAGAGATTGTTGAGTTTGAAGATGAAGACGATTCGTTCTACGTAGAAGCAGTTGTTGTTATCGCCAATGGCGGTACATTGCTCAAGGCTTCGCTTAACCCCTACATGATGCAGGATCGACCTATCGTAGCATTCCCATGGGATGTCGTTCCTAGTCGCTTCTGGGGCAGAGGAGTATGTGAGAAAGGCTACAACAGTCAGAAGGCGTTAGACACAGAGCTACGCGCTAGAATCGACGCTCTTGCACTAACCATCCACCCAATGATGGCAATGGACGCTTCTCGTATGCCTAGAGGCGCTAAACCTACCATCCAGCCGGGGAAAACTATCCTTACCAACGGCAACCCTGCTGAGATCCTACAGCCGTTTAACTTTGGTCAGGTTAATCAGATTACCTTTGCACAAGCTCAGGCTTTGCAGACAATGGTACAGACAGCTACAGGCGCTATTGACTCAGCAGGTATTGCTGGTTCTGTTAATGGCGATGCTACTGCTGCTGGTGTATCTATGTCACTAGGTGCTATCATTAAGCGCCACAAGCGTACTCTTATTAACTTCCAAGAGTCTTTTGTGATTCCTTTTGTTACGAAAGCAGCTTATAGGTATATGCAGTTTGAGCCAGAGATGTACCCAGTAGCTGACTACAAGTTCCATACGTCTAGCTCGTTAGGTATTATTGCTCGTGAGTATGAGGTTACACAGCTTGTGCAGCTCCTACAAACCATGTCACCAGACACTCCTATGTATCCTAAGCTGGTTATGTCCATCATTGACAACATGAACCTGTCTAACCGTGAAGAGTTAATTCAGGTACTTGAGCAAGCCAATCAGCCTAACCCAGAAGCACAGCAGGCACAGCAGGCAGCACAGCAGCAACAAGCAGCCTTCCAAGCGTCACAGACTGCTGCACTCAATGGTCAGGCACAAGAGTCTGCTGCTAGAGCGCAGAAGATTACAGTGGAAGCGCAAGCCATCCCGCAGGAGCTTGAGATTGATCGTATCAAGGCTGTAACAACAAACCTTAAAGCAGGAGACGCAGATGACAAGGAGTTCCAGAAGCGTCTAGAAATCTCTAAGCAGTTGCTCAAGGAACGTGAAGTAGCTGTTAAAGAAGGTAATGTAGAAGCAACGCCAGCGCCTCAAGCAGCCCCCGCGCCAGTACCAAGCCCCCAAGCAGCTTTTGAGCCTCAAGGAGATAACACGTTATGATAAGCACACGCGATTTAGAAAACGTAGTAGCTCAGGTCAACAATAGATTTGACGAAATTAACAAGCGGATAGAAAGACTAGAAGCCGCCATTATTGGTTCTGCCGCTGGAAAGAAGGAGAAGCCTAGTGGCGACAAGAAAACCAGCAAAGGGTAAGGCTAAGGTTAAGGTAACAGCTAGCGGTAAGAAGGTTAGCTACGGTCAAGCAGGCAAAGCCAAGGACGGAGGCCCTCGTGTAAAGGCGGGGACTTCTAAAGGAGATAGCTACTGCGCTAGAAGCCTAGGTATTAAGAAGGGTTTACCCAAGGCTAAACAGAACGACCCTAACACCCCTAATAACTTATCACGTAAACGCTGGAAGTGTTCTGGCGCTAAATCGAGGAAATGACATGCCATACGGTACAGGTACATACGGAACAAAGGTCGGAAGACCACCTAAGAAGAAGAAAAAGCCAGTCAAGAAGCCAGTAAAGCGATGAAGGGTCAGACACACGGTGGCAAGGGAAGTGCCACTAGAAAGACCGATTCAGCCAAGTTTGCTAGCAACTGGGACGCTATATACAACAAACCAGCTAAGAAGTCAAGTAAAAAAGCAAATAAAGCTTGACTTTCTTATACTTTTATGGTATAATAACTAGGTAACACACACTTAAATAACTGTCCTTAACGGAGAAACAGTAATGATTGATAAAGATTTAGAGCTATATTACCGCAACGCATCTGATATGTTTGCTACACAAGGTTGGAAGACTTTAATGTCTGACCTAGAGAACAACGCAAACAACATCAACTCTGTTGAGTACACTAAAAATGGAGAAGACCTGCACTTCCGTAAAGGGCAATTGTCAGTTCTTGGTAGCATCCTTACTTTAGAGAATCAACTTAGAGAAGCAGAAGAGCAGGCTTTGGCTGAAGAAGAAGACCAAGACGAAGCAGCTTAATGCGTATTATCTTAGAGTTTAAGTGTGAGGACGGTCATGTCAATGAGAGATTTGTTGAAGATGATTGTACCCACATACCTTGTTTAGATTGCGACAAGATAGCAAGAAGAATTGTAAGTGCTGTTCGTTCTAAGCTAGACCCTCTATCTGGAGACTTTATGGGTGCGACCAGACAGTGGGAAAAGAACAGAGAACAAAAGCTGCAACAAGAACGCAAGGCCAACTCCTAACCGAAGCCCTGCATAATACACCTCCATAATGAGATTACTCACGGAGTTTAATAATGGCAACATTACACGACGAGCGTCTAGAAGACGTTGACAACAAAGAAGAAATAACAAGTAGTCTGACAGAAGAACCTGAGCTTCAGGAGACTCTTCAAGAAGACGACATTCCCGACAAGTACAAAGGAAAGTCAACCGCTGATATTGTAAGGATGCACCAAGAAGCTGAGAAGCTCCTAGGAAAGCAGAGCGGTGAAGTAGGGGAGTTACGATCAGTTGTTGATAACTACATACAGACACAACTCGACACAACAACAAAAGCAACCCAAGAACCTGAAGAAGAAATAGACTTTTTCTCTGATCCCGACAAGGCTGTCGAGAGAGCTATTAAGAATCACCCTTCAATCAAAGCTGCTGAAGCACAAACTCAGCAATATAGACAATCCACAGCACAGGCTGTTTTACAGAAGAGCCATCCTGACATGCAAGAGATTTTGCAAGACGGTAAGTTTGTAGATTGGATTAAAGGATCAAAGATTCGTACACAGCTCTTTGCGCAAGCGGATACGCAGTATGACTACGAAGCTGCTGATGAACTTTTCACTAACTGGAAGGAACGTCAAGGTGCAGTAGCGCAGACTGTTACACAAGAGAAAGCGAGTAGGAAAGAAGCTGTTAAGGCTGCCTCAGCAGGTAATGCTAGGGGTAGTGGTGAAGCAGCTAGTCGTAAAATCTATAGACGCTCAGACATTATTAAACTAATGCAAAACGATCCTGACCGTTATCTATCCTTGTCTGACGAGATCATGCAAGCCTATGCGGAAGGGAGAGTTCGACAATAATCTTATTTTAAGGAAGTATTATCATGGCTACATCAGTATATCCCAATATGGGCGGAGCAGTAGACAACACTAGCGCAGCTACGTTTATCCCAGAAATCTGGAGTGACGAAGTAATTGCAGCGTATAAGAGCAATCTTGTACTAGCTAACCTAGTTAAGAAGATGAGCATGACTGGCAAGAAAGGCGACACCATTCACGTCCCTAAGCCTACTCGTGGCACTGCAAACGCTAAAGCTGCTAACACAGCAGTAACCATCCAGAACTCTGTTGAGTCAGAAGTTCTGATTAACATTAACAAGCACTTTGAATTCTCTCGTTTGATTGAAGACATTACCGAAGTACAGGCTCTCGCTTCTTTGCGTCAGTTCTATACAGGCGATGCAGGCTATGGTCTAGCTAAGCAAGTAGACAACGATCTGTTTGATCTTGGTAAGTCGTTCGGTAATGGCGATGGTTCTAGCTTTGTTAACACTGGTTCTTTCCAGATTAACACTAGCACTGGTGTTCTTGAAGCGTATGACGCTGACGGCACTGCTGACATTGGCGCATTCTCTGACGCGGTTTTCCGTGGTTTGATTCAGAAGATGGACGATGCAGACGTTCCTATGGACGGTCGTAGCTTTATCGTACCACCTTCGCTACGTAACGCTATCATGGGTATTGATCGTTATACCTCTACTGATTTCGTTAATGGCAAGAGCGTTGAGACTGGTAAGATTGGTAACTTGTACGGCGTTGACGTATTTGTTTCTACCAACGTACCTACTCTTGAGACAGGCGTTCGTGGCGCACAGTTGATCCACAAGGACACTTCCGTTCTTGCAGAGCAGCAAGCTGTACGTTCACAGACTCAGTACAAGCAGGAGTTCTTAGGCACTCTCTACACTGCTGATACTTTGTATGGCGTTCAGGTTATGCGTCCAGAAGCAGGCTTCACTCTAGCTGTAGTATAAGGTAACAAACTAGGGGATTCTTCGGAGTCCCCTTTTTACTTTTCTTTTGTTTTCTTAGGAGCTATACATGGCAATATTTAGAGGTGACGGAGGTGCGGGCGATTCCAATACGGATGCTACGCTACTAGCAGTCACAGCCCAAGCTGTCATAGCTACTACGAAAGCAAGCGATGCAGCCGCTAGTGCCGTAAGCGCCAGCGATTCAGCAACAACCGCAACAACCAAAGCAGCAGCAGCAAGTACATCAGCCACCAACGCAGCTAACAGCGCAACAGGTGTTGCACAGTACGCAACAGCAGCAGCCAACAGTGCTACTGCATCAGCTAACTCAGCTACAGCTTCAGCCACTAGCGCCACAGCAGCATCTACAGCAGAAACTAATGCTGAAACCGCTGAGA